AGAATCCCATGTGTACCAGATGTGCTCTTGTAACTGTCGACTCAGCGTTACGTCATACACGATAACGTCACGGGGCAAGTGACAGATAACCAGCCCTTGGTCGCGGGTGTCTCTATATTCAATCTCTATCCCCGACAACTCAAAGTCTGAGTACGTATCAATAATGGAGTCGATTTCTTTAGTGCTTATGCTCTGGTAACTGTTAGTCATCAGATAGAACGAAGGACTGTATTCCTTGGACCCGCCAAACACCACCCACTGCCCATCACCTATATCCGCCTTGGCTTCCGTTCCTACTATTCCAATAGGAATAGCGGCGCTAGGTATGCGCGCGAAAGGAAACAGTGGCCCAGCGTTGTTGTAGAACCGCTCAGTAGTGTAGCGGTTGAACACGATAAGCTTGTTGTCTGTGGTCTTGTCTACGCCCACCATTTCATCCGGCGCAAAGTCTGAGCCGGCCCGTTCGTTAGCGTTGAATACAGACTCATCGGCTAGCGTCGTATTCCATAGGTTCTCACCGTCTGTAAATATGTAATAGCCATCAATCCAGCACATATCAATAAACGGTTTAGCGCCAACCGGCCGGGTTACTTGCGCAAACGTAGTACCGTCATAGCGGTAATACTCGCCATTAGCCACAAAGGCTATGGAGTTAAAAGAGTTGTCCATGCGCGCAGGGTTAGAGCCTGGCACTGACACGCCGCCGCTAATGTCTGTCACAGCGCCGAATTCATCAAGCAACATGAACGTGGTGCCGGATAGCCGGTAATGCTCTTTAAAGCGATCTGACCAGATGCCGCCGCGATCTATGCCAAATCCTGTCGCAAATGACTTTAGCCCGTCAACAGTGCGCAGGTATCCTGTCCACGATCCAACAGACTGGTAGAAGCCCACCATGTTACGAGGTAGAACGTCGCGCCATTCAGCATCGCTATCAATTCGGGTGCCTTTAATCAGGGGTAGCTTCATGGTGTGGTCGTCACCGGGTCATCACCCTCATCAGTAAGATAATCCTGATGAGTAACGACGCGATTATCTGGATGGTAATACTTCGGACCGTAAGTTGTGTTGTTGCCTTGGCCGCGCGGGAACCTGCTTGGGTATTGGACGCTCTGGATTTCAACGGTGCGGTTTATGATCGTGCGCATACCAGTGGCCGCAAGGCGTGCCATGCTGGGTGTGTACTGCTTCTCAAAGTAGGTGCAGGCCATCTCAGCAACGGAATATGTCACGCCAAGCGTTGCCCAGTCCGGGATGCCGGTTTCTTCATTGGGGTCAGGCTCGCCATCAGATACAACGTAACCAAGGCGACGCCCAATGGCGTTATTGGACAACAGCCAGTCCTCGGCCATCTTGAGCGTGTCTTGTACTTCAATGGGGTCAGCTTCACTGGTGCGAGTGTTTACACCAATGGCCTTTAGAATGCGGTTTGCCAGTTCGGCCTTAGTCATCTTCAAACTCCATAGTCTCTACATTCATCACCATAATTTTACCACCGGTACCAGCGTCTCTTGTAGCCGCGTATGCCACCGCATCCTTTGCTGATTTGCCGTGATCCAGTGCCGCCAGTGCAAACACTCCGCCGCTACCCATTGAATCGCTGTATTTTATTTGAGACTTGCAGGGCTCGCCGTTTTCTGTAACAACGCAATGATAAACAGACCCGCCACTAACTAAAAATGCGGAACATTCAATTTCCCATTTCGGAGCATCTGGGGCAGTAGCGTTAATGTGATTGATTAACCTTTCTTTATCTGAAACAGGTCCGCAAATAAACCAGAAATCATCACCGTCCTGAATCCACTTCTCTGCTGTTTCTGTGTTAATTACACTGCCTGATGTAGTGCGTCCGTCTATCGCAATTTGCCGGTTTGCATGGTCATACACTATTGTTGTCATAAGACTCTTCAACCTTCCGGCGAATGGTGGCCACTTTCATCTTGTGATGAGGCTTGCGGCCAAACTTCTGCTCATAGGCCGCAGACCACACCTCAAGATCACTTACTTCGGCCTCTTCTTGCCTTTCTTCGCTGGCTTCTTTTTCATTCCGTACATCAGCCGTCACCGTTAGGTTAGATGGTTTTGAGACCCAGCCTAGCTTGCGCAGCTTTGGCTGGTCGGAAGTATTAACAGGTCGCCCATAGATGCCTTTGCTCACCTCATGGCATCGGTCATCTGGCTCAGTGGTGTAAAGGTAGATCATGGGAGTCCTTAGTATTGAATTGCAAGTCAAGTATAACACTGAATCTTGGGTATGGAAATAAACCGAAAAGTAGGTCGTATCGCATAAAAAAGCCCCTCAATCGAGGGGCCAGTTCTTCCTTTAACTTAAAGTTTACACAGGGACGTAGACAGCATTCCCGTTACGGCTAGGGTCCTTATTAACCAAGCCTCCCCAAGTGAATAATCGAATCCGACAGTTCAACGTATCAAGTTTGGCGTCGTAGGCAATATACAGCTTAATGCCATTGTCCAAAGTCTCGCTGTCAACCTTCATGCCGTCGAAGTCATTCAAGGCATTCAGGTTACCGTCAGCGTTCACGAAGGCCATCGAGTCGTTAGCCCAGAAGCTGTTTGACTGCCCGCCTACCACGTTCACCTTGTTTACTGTAGCGCCAGCGGTGATAGCTGTGCTGATGTTGGCATACGCTGCTTGTGAGCTAGTGATGCCAGCTTGATCAGCCGCGATTGGCTTAGGATACACAACAATATCGTTAGTGTTAACCTCGATGATTTTGAAGGTCATCAACTGGCCGGTGTCGGTCTTGTCTGACATGCCAAGCGAGTTAACGCCTGTGAATGCCACAACATCACCAACGCGGTAGTTGGTTGCTGCGGTTAGGGATACTGTGCCGAAACGATAGTCGATGTTCTGGATAGAACCGGCGACAGTCGTGAACGACTCAGGAATCTCAAGTACATCAGTGGCAACAGTGGTAGTAGTCGCGTTGACAGCAGCAGCCTGGATGCCATAAGTGGGAGCCTCGTATAGATCAAAGCCCGCCACATTTTTACCGATCATGCCAGTGGCGTATGCCTCTTCTGATCGGCTGTTGGGGTAGAGCGAACGTGACGCCAAGTCAGATCCCATGATCTGGTTGTTGCGCGGCGTGAGAAAGAAGCTTGAGCCCATATCTTCATAGACTTGTCGCTCAGTCATCAGAGTCCGTGCTTCAGCTACGAAGTCATAGCCTGCAGAACTGGACTCGTAATACAGGGACCCAGTGGAAGCCGCAAGATTAGCAGCGCGCTTGTTCCAGTCTGCACTGAGTCGCTTTGCGCCCGCAACTGCTCGCCGCTCCATAAAGGTAGGATCACGCAGCTCTTCAGCTCGCAGGGCGAACCAATCGTTACGCGGTGCCTCGACATTCAGCGGATAAGTCTGCTGGATGATGTTGCCTGGAGTGGTGCCGGACAGGTCAAACCCTTCAATAACAGGGGCCTGTTGCTCAACACTTTCCCAATAAACGTTATTCGCGTTCTGCATATCAACACCGGATTTGGTGCTGAGTTCCATCTTGTCCGCGAAAGTGTTATTGGTGCTCAATTGCTTGCACGCCTCGTCATAAAAGGCGAGGATATTCTTAGCCGTTTGATTAGCCATTTCAATGATTCCTTACTTTAGCTTGACCCCAAGCTTCTCAGCCTTCCGCTTAAGTTCTCGCATCCGCTCCATATCTCGGCCGTCTGACGCTTTGTCATAGGCTTCTTGGAGTTTGCGCGAAGATGGCGTTACACCATCACCCTTTAACGGTTGGTCTGGATCTGGAGCTTTGCTGATCTGTTTCGAGTGCTTCGGTGTGAGCCGCTCGACAAGCCGCGTCATATAAGTTGCGGCACTCATCCCAGTCTTGTCTTTAGTTAACAAAGACTTGATGCGGTCTAGCTCACCTTTTCCTTTGTCCGTACCAATGTAGTAGCCAACTCGCTCACTACCTTCTCCGACAGATTCCAGCAAGAATGCAAGCGAACCATCAATGCCGGTTGACTCGTCAATTTCACTGGTCGCCAAGTCCAAAGCATCCGCTACACGGTCAACGCTGACGCGGTTATCCTTGCTGAACTTGGCTGCCCTTTCCGCTAGCGCCTTTGTGCGCGCCTTAGTTTGTGCGGTGTAATCCTCTTGCTGCTGGCTTGCTTGCGAATGCCGGTTGTTAAAAGCCTGATATTCGTTGAACCACTGCTTAGTAGCTCGATCAAACTTCTCCCGATCACCATCAATACCCACGTCGTACAGATCAGGAACCTTTGGACCTGAATCTGCGCTCTGTGGTTGTGGCTGCGGCGTCTGGCGTCCGGCTAGAGACTGTTTAAGCTGCTCAAGTTCAGCTCTTAGCTCT